ATAACATTTAGGCGATACCATCATGAAAAAGCGTTCAAGCATTCCGATGAAGAAGAGCAAAAAAATGTTCTCTGCGACAGCAGAAAAAACCCATCCTAAAAATTACCAAGGCCAATCAATTTCTGTTACCACTAACCCTATGCGAGGCGGCATTCGCCTCTAAGGTATTGAGATGACATGCCATGTTATAAGCCTCTCACGGCGTACAGGTCGAAGGAAATTAACGAAAGCGGTAAGCGCGGGATCGTATTTAACCCGCAGCGAGCGGAACAGCCAGATGAGCCGCTCGATTTACCGTGCGGTCAGTGCGTTGGCTGTAGATTGGAACGCTCGCGACAGTGGGCGATTCGCTGCATTCATGAAGCCCAGATGCACGAGGATAATTGTTTCGTCACCCTCACCTTCAACCCTGCGTCACTGAGCAAAAGACAAAACCCTCTTTCTCTCGATAAAAAAGAGTTTCAGGATTTCATGAAACGACTGAGGAAACATTTCAATGCTAAAAAAATACGGTACTTCCACTGTGGCGAGTATGGCGATCGTTATGGTCGCCCTCACTATCATGCCATCTTGTTCGGCCTTGACTTCCAAGATAAGCAACTGCATCAAGTACGGAATGGAAACCGACTGTATACCTCCCGAACCCTTGAACGAATCTGGGGCAAAGGATTCTGCTCAATTGGAGACGTCACATTTGAATCAGCCGCCTACGTTGCAAGATACATTTTGAAAAAGGTGACTGGCGAACATGCTTGGCATCATTACGCTGATATCGACTACGACACCGGAGAAATCAAAAATGTTAAAGCTCCTGAGTACACTACTATGTCTCGTCGGCCAGGCATTGCTGCTGATTGGTTTGCTCGCTTCGGTAGCGATGTTTACCCTTCTGATTTCATTACTGTAAACGGAAAGAAAATGCGCGCTCCGAAATACTACGACAAACTAATGGAGCAGACGAGACCCTACGAAATGGAGGACATAAAAAACGAAAGAATCGAAAAAGCAAAACAGCACAACGAAAACAACACTATTGAGCGCCTCAAAAAGCGCGAAGAATGTCAGCAACTCAAAATCGACAGATACCTACCAAGGAAATTAGACCATGAGACTTGAAATCTACGCACTACGTGACGTTCGAACAGAAGCATTCAATCGTCCAATGTTTCTGCAAAACAAAGCGGTACTTGACCGCGCTATCACAGATGCTATAAACGATGAAAATAGCTTGTTACATCTCCACCCAGAAGACTACCAAGTGTATTATCTTGGCACGTTTGACGAACAAACAGGAAAAATCGACTCAGTACCGGCAGAACACTGCTTCAACGTAATCGATAAAACAGGATCAGCACGATGATGAATCTACCTAGTGTTATGAGCCACGGATTTTCTAAAGTCCCTCAAGCCGAGATTCCACGGTCGTCCTTCGACCGGTCACACGGTTTCAAAACCACATTTGACGCCGGAAAACTCATTCCGATCTTTGTGGATGATGTTGTTCCCGGCGATACCTTTAATCTCAATATGACCGGCTTTGGCCGTCTTGCTACGCCGCTTCATCCCATCATGGATAATATGTACCTCGAGACGTTTTTTTTCTTCGTGCCAAACCGTTTGGTTTGGGACAATTGGGAAAAATTCAATGGGCAACAGGATAATCCGGGAGATTCTACGGATTATTTAGTGCCAAGGTTAGCTTCGGCTAGCTCTATCTCTGAGGGTTCGATCGGGGATTATTTGGGACTTCCTGTTGGTGTTGCACCTGATTCACTAGATATTTCAAGCTTGCCGTTTCGCGCTTACAATCTGATTTATAATGAATGGTTTAGAGATCAAAATCTAATCGATTCACTACCAGTTCCTAAAGACGATGGGCCGGATATTGGTACCGATTTGGGTACGCCTTCGGCGGCAACCTATCCGCCTCGTTTACGTGGCAAAAGACATGATTATTTCACTTCATGTTTACCATGGCCCCAAAAAGGTGACGCTGTTTCATTGCCACTTGGTACCATTGCTCCGGTTGTCACAACAGGCAGCAGTGCGAATCAAGACGTTGGTATCCTCAACGGTTTAGGCAACGCAAATAAACTTGTGTCCAGTACTACAAGGGTTCAGACGTCAGCAGATTCTGCATTGGATTCTGATTACTATTTGCAGGCAGACTTAACAAATGCTACAGCTGCAACAATTAACGACCTTCGCGAAGCTTTTCAAGTGCAAAAAATGCTTGAGCGTGACGCGAGATCAGGCACACGATACACAGAAATCATTCAAGCTCATTTTGGAGTAACCTCACCGGACGCACGACTCCAGCGCCCGGAATATTTAGGTGGAGGATCCACACGTGTCTCTGTTAGCCCAGTTCCTCAAACTTCTTCAACAGATGCGACCACTCCCCAGGGTAATCTTGCTGCTTTCGGTACTGTTGGCTTCGATCGCCATGGTTTTACTAAGTCTTTCACCGAACACGGTCACATCATTGGAATTGCGTGTGTTAGAGCCGATCTTACCTATCAGCAAGGACTAAACCGTATGTGGTCCCGACAGGACCGCTACGACTTTTACTGGCCTGCACTTGCCCATTTGGGCGAACAGGCCGTACTTAACAAGGAAATTTATGCACAAGGCACAACAGCGGACGACGATGTATTCGGATACCAAGAACGCTATGCCGAATACCGATACAAACCCTCACTTATTACCGGAGCATTCCGGTCAAACGCAGCAACGTCACTCGACACATGGCATTTGTCGCAAGACTTTGCCTCCTTACCAGTCCTTAACGAGACGTTTATCAACGAAAACCCGCCGGTAGACCGCGTAATTGCGGTACCGAGCGAACCGCACTTTATTCTGGACAGTTATTTCCAGCTTAAATGTGCGAGACCCATGCCAATGTATGGCGTACCCGGTCTAATCGACCACTTCTAAAAGGGGGTCCGGGGGGTCACCCCCCGGCCTAAGCAAACAAGGCCTTTGGCCGCCCTAAAGGAATCCTTTATGTTTGGCTCATTAGGAAAAGTATTCGCAGCCGTTAACCCTGTTGCCGCTCTCGGCACAGCGTTAGGCGTTGGCGAATCCGCATTGGCCTACAAAGGCCAAAAAGATGCAAACGAATCAAACGAACGAATTGCAAAAGACAACCGTTCGTTTCAAGAACGCATGGTTAACCAAGCTCAAGACTTTGAGCTAGAACAATCAAACACGGCCTATCAACGATCAATGGCCGATATGAAAAAAGCGGGATTGAACCCAATCCTCGCTTACAAACAAGGTGGCGCAAGCACACCAATAGGAAAAACTGCACCCGGCTCCACAGCCGTAATGCAAAACGAATTCGGGGGCATGTCAGGCTCCCCGATTTCTAATATAAACACAGCTAGCAGTATCATGAGTCAGGCCCAACAGCGGGAAAAAGTTAGGTACGAACTCGATCAGATCGAAGCGTATACCGCACTCACGGTAGAGCAACAAAAACAGGTCAAGGAAACGATAGAAAATATTGATCAAGACACTAGACTTAAAGCACAACAAACTTCAAAAACGGCTCAAGACGCTCAAGGACAAGAGTTTGAAAACGTTCAACGAAAAATAATCGCCGATTTTCTCGGCGGCGCCGAGTTTGCAGGCATTGCTAAATACATCGGCGTAAACCCTAATACCCTTGCCGGAATCATCCGGACATTCTTTCTTAAGAGAGGAAAATAACATGACTACTACCACCCCTAAGGTCACTATCAGAAAAGCTTACACAGGCCGCGAGAGACAGGCTCTCGACTTTGGAGACGAAGTATCACGGACTGAACAACACCATAAAGACGCTGTCAGCGTCCAAAACATACTAAAACAGTATGATAAAACCGGAATCGTTTCTCACGTATCGCGGGCTAAGGCTGAATATGGCGACTTTACAGAAGTCAACGAGTATCAAGAATCACTCAACCGCATAATTCATGCCAATAATGCCTTTGAAGCCTTGCCTTCTAGCGTACGTAAAAAATTCGATAACGATCCGGGCGAATTCTTTGAATTCGCAACAAACCCCGCTAACCTTGAAGAGTTGCGGGAATTAGGGCTGGCTAATCCAGCCCCACAGGAGGCGCAGCCGACGAAAGTAGAGGTCGTGAACACGACTGTAAATAGCGCTTCTGAGTAGGCGCGTGAGGGTGTGGGAACAGTTACCTACTTGATGTAACTGTTCCCACTGACACCAAAGGTGTCACAACACATAACATTTAGGCGATACCATCATGAAAAAGCGTTCAAGCATTCCGATGAAGAAGAGCAAAAAAATGTTCTCTGCGACAGCAGAAAAAACCCATCCTAT